AAATGGCAAAGAAAACCTGGATGGACAAGCTTCGCGCTGCCCTCAAGACGAAGGACGAGGCGGGTGTGGAGGAAGCCTTGAAAGAGGCTGAAACCGGCGACGCCGAGGGCGACGAGGACGAAGACAAGGAGAAGGACGACGACAAGTCGGCCAAGACCGGTGACAAGGCCACCCTGGACGCGATACTGAACGCCGTGAATGCGCTGAGCAAGCGAGTTGGCGACATGGAAGCTGCCGCCAAGGAAAAGGACGACGAGGACGACAAGGAAACGACCGACACCGTCCTTGAAGCCGAAGAAGCGGAGACCGACAAGGAGGCCAAGGGCGAAACCTACACCGGCGACATGGCCTCCGTGCGGTCCAACGCCGAAATTCTGGCGCCCGGCTTCAAGCTGCCCACCCTCGACAGCAAGACGAAGACGGCCGACGCAGTGTGCGCCTGCCAGCGCAAGGCCCTGGAAACCGCCTATGGGACCGACGCCGGCCGTGCCGCGATCGATCCGTTCCTTTTCGGACGAAAGCCGGATTTCAGCACGATGGATGCCGGCGCCGTGTCGCAAATCTTCAATGGTGCCGCCGCGCTACGCAAGCACCAGAACAACCAGGCCGGCGTGCGCAGCGGTATCGGTACGCAGGATTTCGGGCGGGTCAATAAGATCGCGTCGATCAATGCTGCTCACCGCGAGTACTGGGGCGCCCGGACGGGCAACTAACCAAGGAAATCACCATCATGGCTTCTTATCTGTTTCGCATGCCGTCCGGCATTGCCGGTGACGTCAGCCGCAAGGAAAACTCGCTCGTCGAGACGCAGATGTTCAATTCCGCCGCTGCGTTCACCGCCTACGGCCTGGTCGGAAAAATGTCCAGCGGCAAGTTCGTGCCGTTCGCGGGTGGCGAAGCTGCCACGGACGCCTACGGCGTGCTGGTGCGACCCTTCCCGACGCAGTCCAGCCAGGACCCGTTGGGCACGTCCACGCCGCCCACGTCCGGCGCTGCCGATGTGCTTCGCCGTGGCTACATCACCATCAAACTGAACGGCGGCGCAACCGTGGCGGCTGGCGGCCAGGTCTACGTGCGCGTCGCGGCGGCAGCTGCTGGCAAGCCCATCGGTGGCTTCGAGGGCGCGGCGGACGCTGCGAACACGATCGCCATCGATGCCGTCTTCCTGTCGGCCGCCGACGCCGACGGCAACGTCGAAATCTCCTTCCGCAACTGATCCCCCATCACGGGAAACGGCCGCCTCCGGGCGGCCTTTTTTTCGCCCCTACGGAGCAACCATGAAATACAGCAAAACCGAACTGGCGGCCGTGATGGCAGCGGCCTCGCTGGGTATGTCCGGCCGCATCATCCGTGCCCGGACGAAGGACAACATGTTCACCTTCGACCGACAGACCGTCGACTCGACCGGGTCCTTCCTGATCGGCGAACTTGAACGTCTGGACCAGACGCTGCACGGTCCTCTGGCGTCCGTGACCTGGTCGCGTGACATCGATCTGCGCGAAGACGTATCGATCGCGGACGAGGTGTCGTCGTTCACGAATTCCACCTTCGCCGCGGCCGGCGGCCCGTCGCCCACCGGCAAAAGTTGGATCGGCAAGGACGCCAATGCAATTCAGGGCCTGGCGCTGGACATCGGCAAGACGGCCAACCCGCTGCCGCTGTGGGGCATGGAACTGGGCTGGACGCTGCCCGAACTGGCGTCCGCGCAGCAACTTGGCCGCCCGGTGGACCAGCAGAAGTACGCCGGCATGCAGCTGAAGTACAACATGGACATCGACGAGCAGGTGTACATCGGTGACGGCATCATCGGCGTGCAGGGCCTGGTGAACAGCGCGAAGGTCGTCAACACGACCAACGCCACGAATGGCGGCTGGGATACGGCCACGCCCCAAGCTGTGCTGGATGATGTCGACGAAATCCTGACCAGCTCCTGGGAAGCCACGGGCTACGCGATCTGCCCGTCCAAGCTCCTGCTGCCGCCGCAGAAGTTCTCCAAGCTGGTGCGCACCATCGTTTCCAGCGCGGGCAATATCTCGCTGCTGGAGTTCCTGAAGACCAACAGCATCGCCAACACGCTGAACGGTCGCCCGCTGGACATCCAGCCGCTGAAGTGGCTGCCTGGTCGCGGTGCGTCGGCGACGGACCGCATGGTCGCCTACACCCAGGACCAGAACCGCGTGCGCTTCCCCCTGGTGCCGCTCCAGCGCACGCCCTTGGAGTATCGCAGCTTGTACCAGATGACGACCTACTACGGCCGGCTTGGCGTGGTGGAATTCGTATACCCGGAAACGGTCGCATACCGCGATGGCATCTAAGGAGAACGACATGCCGAAAAGCCATGTGCATACCGCGTTCACGCTCCAGCACAAGGGCGAGAAGCGCCATTTCCCGCTCGGTGCCGTGGTGCCTGCGGATCTAGCAGACCACTGGTACGTGAAGGCGCATACCAGTGCGGAGCCCATCACTGACCCCAGCACCAGCGCGGCGGCGGATGCCATGCTCGCCGACCTGGAAGCCAAGGAAAAGGCTCTCGCGGCGATCGCTGCGGACCTGGCTGCCACTGGCGATGTCCTGGACAAACGCCATAAGGATGTGGACCAGCGCGAGGACGCAGTCAGTCGGCGCGAGCGCTTAGCGGCCGAACAGCAGGAGGCGCTGGACGCGCGCCAGGCCGCTCTGGACGCGCGCGAACAGGCGCTTGCCGAGCGCGAGAAGGCCGCGCAGAATGCCCAGTCCACCGCCAAGGACGACAGCAAGTCGACGGCCAAGGCCAACGTCAGCAAGTAAGGACCGACCATGGACGTAGCAACCTTCCGCCAGGACTTTCCGGAGTTCGCCGATACCACCAAGTATCCCGACTCGGTGGTGGCGTTCTGGCTCGACCTGGCGGAAGCGCTGCTGCCGGTGTGCCGCTGGGGAACTATCTGGCCGAAAGCTGTCGAACTGTTCACTGCGCATCACTTGGTGATCGCCGCGCGGAATAAGCAGACGGAGGCTGCCGGCGGCACACCGGGCGCGGTAAGCGGCCCGATGACTGCCAAGGCTGTGGACAAGGTGAGCGCGAGCTACGACGCCTCGGCCGTGACTATCGAGGACGGCGCATTCTGGAACCTCAGCACCTACGGAATCGAGTTCCTGTACTTTGCGCGCATGTTCGGCGCTGGAGGCGTCCAGCTATGAGTGCGCAAGTGACGGTCGACAAGTTGGCGCAAGTCCTGGCCTCCATGGCCGAGCTGGTCAAACGCGACGTGCTGGTGGGCATCCCCGACAGCGCGCCGGAGCGCAAGGAACAGACGCCGCTGTCGAATGCCCAGATCGGGTACATCCAGGAATTCGGCAGCCCGGCAGCCAACATCCCGGCGCGGCCGTTCCTGATCCCTGGCGTGGAGAACGCCCGCCCTGAAGTGTTGGACAGCCTGCGCGCTGGCACGAAGGCGGCGCTGGACGGCAACACCGGCCAGGTCGAGAAGTCGATGGCGCGCGCCGGCATCCAAGCGCAGAACGCCGTCCGCGCCAAGATCCAGGACGGTCCGTTCGTGCCGCTGTCGCCGAAGACCTTGGCGGCGCGGCGCAAGCGCGGCCGAACTGGCGATAAGCCGCTGCTCGATACCGCGCAGCTGCGCAACTCGGTGACGTTCGTCATCCGCAAAAAATAGGGGCGCATATGCCATTCCTGGACGTCAGCGACGTGCTGCTGGATCCGGATTTCTTCGATTCCCTGGTATGCACGCGCAACGTCCAGACGATCGGCGACGATGGCATGGCGACGAACACGTCCACGGACACGCCATTCATCGGCGTCGTGACCAGCGATTCCGGAGACATCCTTACCCGCATGGAGACAGGCTCCCGCGTGAAGGGCTCCATTCTGGTATGCACGAAATTCCGCCTCGTCGAAAGCGCACCGGGCATCGATGCGGACATCGTCACCTGGGACGGCTCCCGATACACGGTGACCACGGTGAACAACTACTCGCGGTACTGCGCTGGCTTCGTGGAGGCGTACTGCGACCTGATACCGGTCCAGGGGGCTGGCAATGGCTAATACCTCGGCCACCGGCGGCTATCTCTCGCCGGCAGTGGCATCGCCGCCGCTGGAGGACTTGGACCTGGACAAGGTGTTCCAGGCCTACGTCGTCGGCGTCACTGGCCTGCCGGGCGCCATGGTGCGCCCGCGCTGGCAGCCCACCGTGCCGCAGACGCCCGGCCCCACGGTGGACTGGTGTGCCATCGGCGTGACGCGCACGCGATCGCAGGACTATCCAGCCATCCAGCACGACGGCACGGAGGATGGCCAGGACCTATACACCCGGCACCAGGAGATCGAGGTGCTGGCCACCTTCTACGGCCCGAACGCCATGCGGTACGCGGAAACGCTGCGTGATGGCGCCTACGTGCCGCAGAACAGCGAAGCGATCAATGCCCAGGGCATCGCCTTGGTGGAAGTCACCGACGCGTTCGCGGTGCCTGAGCTGGTCAACCAGCAGTGGCAGAAGCGGTACGACCTGCCGATGAAATTCCGCCGCGTCATCCGGCGCACGTACGCCGTGCTGAACCTCCTCGGCGCCGCGGCGGAGATCCAGTCCGATACCGGCCCTGGCGCCGACGTCGTTGTGTCATAGCTGTTCCTGTCCCGAACCATTCCAGGCCCGCCATCGAGCGGGCTTTTTCTTTTCCGGAGTCATCCATGAGCCAAGGGCTTCCCATCAGCGATATCGTGAACGTCGATATCGTCATGTCGCCGGTAGCCGCCGGCACGCGCGATTTCGGCGCGCTGATGATCGTCGGGTCTTCGCCCGTTATCGACACCCAGGAACGATACCGCCCCTATTCGGGGATCGACGCCGTGGCGAATGACTTCGGCACGGAGTCACCGGAATACAAGGCAGCGAACCTTTACCTGTCCCAATCGCCGCAGCCCGATGAGCTGTACATCGGCCGCTGGGCGCAGACCGCTACTGCTGGCCTGCTGCGCGGCGCCATCCTCAATCCGACCCAGCAGGCGCTGTCCAACTTCACGCCCGTGACGGACGGCGCCTTCAAGATCAGCGTCGACGGTACCGAGCAATCGGTATCCGGGCTGGACTTCGGCGCCGTCTTGAATCTGAACGGCGTTGCGTCGGAAGTGAACAGCGTCCTGACCGGCGCGCTGATGGCATGGGACGCCGTGAACAGCCGGTTCGTCGTCACCAGCGACACGACCGGGGCGACCTCGGCCGTAAGCTGGGCGACGGCTCCGGCCTCCGGAACGGACGTGAGCACGCTCCTGGGTTTGACTCAGGCGCAATCCGCCGTTCCGGTCCCGGGCATACCGGCCGAAACGCTGCTGGATGCGGTGCAGGCCCTGGCCGACATGTCGAATGACTGGTACGGCTTGCAGGTTGCCGCCACCGGCGTCACGGATGACATGTACATGGAGGTCGCCGCCTATGTCGAGGCTGCATCCCCCTCCCGCATCCAGGGCGTCACCACGCAAGCTACAGCCGTTCTGGACCCGACCGTCACGACGGATATTGCCAGCCGCGTGAAGGCCGCGCTCTACAAGCGCACGTTCACGCAGTACTCGTCGTCCAGCCCGTACGCCTCCGCCTCTATGCTCGGCCGCGCCTTCACGGTCAATTTCCAGGGCAACAACACCACCATTACGCTGAAGTTCAAGCAGGAGCCGGGCGTAACGGCGGAAACCCTGACGACGACGCAGGCTGCCGCGCTGGCGGCAAAGAACTGCAATGTGTTCGTGAACTACGACAACGACACGGCCATCATCCAGCAGGGGGTGATGGGGAACGGCTTCTTCTTCGATGAGGTCCACGGTACCGACTGGCTGCAGAACGACGTCCAGACGGCGGTCTACAACCTGCTGTTCACCAGCACGACGAAGATCCCGCAGACCGATGCCGGCGTGAATCAGATCGTCACGACCATCGCGGGCCGCCTGGAGCAAGCAGTCGCGAACGGACTCGTTGCCCCGGGTGTCTGGAATGCCGACGGCTTCGGCAACCTGAAGCGCGGCGACACGCTGGCCAGCGGCTACTACATCTACGCGCCGCCGATAGCCACGCAGTCGCAGGCCGACCGCGAGGCGCGCAAGTCGCCTGTTATCCAGTGCGCGATCAAACTCGCCGGCGCCATTCACAGCGTCGACGTCATCATCAACGTCAACCGGTAATCGGAGCTTTCCAACATGGCTACCTATTCGTTTCTGGACGTACAGGCCACGCTGGTCGGCCCCACCGGCGTGGTGGATCTGGGCGCGGGCGCGGCCAACGCCGAAGAGGGCATCACCATCGCCCCGACCGGTGATAAGAACACCATGACCGTTGGCGCGGACGGTGAGTTTATGCACAGCCTGCACGCCGACAAGTCCGGTCTGATCACGATCCGCTTGCTTAAGACCAGCCCGGTAAACCAGTCGCTGATGCTGCAGTACAGCGCTCAGACGATCGGCAGCACCCTGCACGGCAAGAACGTGATCACGGTCCGCAACTCGGTGGCTGGTGATATAGCCGTGGCGCGGGGCGTCGCATTCAAACGCGCGCCGGACCTGACCTACGCCAAGGAGGGCGGCATCGTGGAATGGACCTTCGACGCCGGCAAGATCGACCGCAACCTGGGGACCTACAACTGATGGAAACGACCCTCAATGGCAAGCAGTACCGCATCGGGAAGTTGAGCGCGATGAAGCAGTTCCACGTCGCGCGCCGCGTCGCGCCGGCCCTGACTGGGCTGGTGTCGGCGTTCGGCGGCGCGACGGCGGATCAGGCGGACTTTGCCAAGGCGCTAGGCCCGCTGGTCGACGCCGTGGCGAAGATGCCCGACGCCGACGCGGAATACGTCCTGGGGACCTGCCTGTCCGTCGTGTCACGCCAGACCGACCCCACGACCTGGGCGCCGGTGTGGCGCGACCAGATGGTCTTTGACGACATCGACCTGAAGACGATGGTTCAACTGGCCGCCAAGGTGATCCAGGACAACCTGGGAAATACTTTCGGCGCACTCCCCGCGAGCCTTCCCGCGAAGTAGGGAATTCGGGAGTGCGCTGGGCCAGCCTGCCGGGCGGCGAGGACTGGCTGCTCCGGCCGGTGGTCCGCGGCCTGTGCCAGTACGAAAGCCTCAAGAACGGTGCCGTAGACCTGGCGGACATCGCGCTGATGAACGACGCGCTGGACGTCCTGGAAGAGAACCAGGCGCTGGCGCGGCGTATGAACGAGACCTGATATGTCAGCCAATGCGGATGTGATCAAAGAGTTCCTGGTTGGGCTCGGCTTCAAGATCGACGAGAGCGGCCAGAAGCGCTTTATCGACTCCATTGGCGCGGCTACGGTCACGGTGACGGCCCTGGGCGCCGCCACGGTCGCGGCGGCTACCGCTGTAGTGGCCGGCGTCGCCAAGATCGCCGACGGGCTGGAGCAACTTTATTTCGCCTCGCAGCGCAATAAGGCCACCGTCGAAACCATGCTGGCGCTGGACTTCGCCGCCCGCCAGTTCGGCGCCGGCACTCAGGAGGCAGTCGAGTCCCTGGGCCGCTTCATGCGGTCCACGCCAGGCGCAGACTCGTTCCTGCGCGGGCTTGGCGTGCAAACTCGTGCCGCGAATGGTCAACTCCGGGACACCGGGGAGATTCTGACCGACCTTGGCGCGCGGCTGCGCACCATGCCGTATTACCGGGCGAAGGCTTACGCCGACTTCCTGGGAATCGACGAGCGCACGCTGATGGCGCTTCAGCAGGGCCTGGGGCAGTTCAGCAACGAGTACCGCGCGATGGCGCGCGCCGCGGGGCTGGATTCGGACAAGGCCGCCAAGGCAAGCCACGGTTTTATGGTCGAACTGCGCACACTCGGCGCCGCTTTCGACATCTTGGCCAAGAAGACCGGGACCGACCTGGCCGGAGGCTTGTCCGACGAGATCCGGCGATTCCGGCAGTGGATCGTCAGCAACTTCGACCTGATCAACGGCGCGATCGTCAAGGTCGTGGACTTCCTGATCAAGATCGGCGACATCGTCGTCACAATCGCCCAGCGCGTAGGCCAAGGTATCCGGGCGGTCATCGAGTGGTTCCATGGCCTGAACGACGAGACGCAGGATCTGCTGAAGACGATCGGCTTGATCGCGATCGCCTGGAAGGCGCTGAACCTGACAATCTCGATGTCGCCGCTCGGTCGCGTGCTGGCCCTGGCCTCCGCGATCGCGCTGCTGGTCGACGACTATCTGGTCTGGAAGGACGGCGGGAAATCGCTGATCGACTGGAGCAAGTGGTCCGGAGAGATAGACAAGGCAATCGACGGCATCGACCGGCTGGCGAAGGCCGTGGAAGAGTTGTGGGCACGCGTTAAGCCGCTGTGGGACAAGATCAGCCCTTTGCTGGACAAGCTCGGCGCTGATCAGGCATCAAACCAGGCCGCCGAGGGCGGCATCATCTTGGACTTTCTCACTGGAAAATGGTCCAAGAAGGTCGACCCGTCCAAGACTTTCAAGGGCGGCGGCGCCTATCAAGGCGCGGCCGAACTTGAATCGAACGTCTATGGCGCCGCTACTCGCGGCATTCGCAATAACAACCCTGGCAATCTCACGTACGTAGGGCAGGAAGGCGCGACGCGGGAAGACGGCGAAGGCCGGTTTGCGAAGTTCAAGACGCAGCGCGAAGGGCTGGAAGCGCTGGCCAAGCAGTTGCGCGCCTACGGCGGGCGCGGTCTGGACACCATCCGAGAGGTCGTCACAACCTACGCTCCGGCGTCCGAGAACGACACCAAGTCGTATATCAACCAGCTGGCACAGTTTATGGGCATTGACCCGGACGAGAAGTTCGACGTCCGGTCCGATCCCGCGGCGCTGGCCATGTTGATGAAGGGCATCATCAAGCATGAGAACGGATACAACCCATACAGCAGCGAGCAGGTGAATGCAGCTGCCGGGATGCAACCACTTCCCGCAGCCGCGCCGCAGATCAGCCAGAAAACGGACATCCATATCCATGGAGTGACCGAGCCGCAGCAAGCCGGGCAGGCGGTCGCGCGCGAGCAGGGATCGGTAAACCAACAGCTGGTGCGCAATCTGCGGGGAGCAGTCCAATGATCGGCGACATCCTGACCTCCATATTGCTGCGCACGCCGCGCGCGCTCGGGACGGTCATTCCCCAGGTGGCGATAGAAGAGGTGCACCGCGACGAGGTGGCGATCACGGATCATCCCGTGGAGCAAGGCGCCGCGATCTCCGACCATGCGTTCAAGATGCCGGCGGAGCTGGTCATCCGGTACGGGTGGTCCGAATCTCGCGACATCCTGGACATCATCCAGGACGGCGGCCTGATCAGCGTCGACGAGGTGTATCGGCAGTTGCTGGATATGCAGGAGCAGCGGCAGCCATTCGACGTCATCACCAAGCGTCGTGCCTACAAGAACATGCTGATTCGGTCCCTGCAGGTCACCACTGACCAGCACACGAATGAAAGCCTGATGGTCCAGGCGGCGCTGCGACAGGTCATCATCGTCCAGGTCACGACCGTGCAGGTTCCTCCGAAGACGGCGCAGGCCTATCCGGTGGATACGGCGCCGCCGGTCGACGCGGGGGTCAAGCAGCCCAAGCCAGTGAACGAAAGCATTCTGTACAAGGCCGGGTCAATCGGCGGAGCAATCGGGCAATGACGACCGCTTACGAGATCCCGCTGACGGCGGATTCCCAGCGTTTCACCATCACGCTGGCCGGCGTCACCTACAACCTGGCGCTGACCTGGCGCACAGGCACGGGATGGGTGCTGGACATCGCAGACGCCAACGACGTTGCGCTGGTATCCGGCATCCCTTTGGTGACCGGCATTGATCTGCTGAGGCAGTTCGGGTACCTCGGCATCGGCGGCTCGCTGGTGGTGCTGGTGGACGGAGACATCGCCGCGGTCCCGGACTATGACAACCTCGGTACCGAGGGAAAGCTGTATTTCGTCACGCAGTAAGGAAACCCGATGACAGATCAATGGCTTCGCCAGGCGTCGCTGGTGGTCGCGGATGACGCCGGCAATGGCCTGGAGCTATCCGAGCTGCGGCTGCGGTTCGTCGTCACGCGGGGCGACGTGCGCACGCCGCATCGGGCTTCCATCCGGGTGACCAATCTGTCGCGCACGACGGCGCTGCGCATTCGCGACGAGTTCGCGCGCGTGCAGTTGCAGGCTGGCTACCCGGGGACGATGAGCACGATCTTTCAGGGCAATATCGTTCAGAAGCGGCTCGGCCGCGAGGATGCGCTGAACACCTACTTGGATATCGCGGCAGTCGACGGGGACGATGCGTACAACTTCGGCGTCGTCAATACCACGCTGGCGGCCGGCTGGACCTTCCAGGACATGTACGAGGCCATCCTGAAGGTGCTGAAGCCGTACGGGATCGTCGCAGGCTATGCGCCGCCGTTCCCGAGCACGAAGGGCCCGCGCGGAAAACCGATGTTCGGGATGGTCCGCGACCAGCTGCAGTTGCTGGCGCAGGCATTGAACAGCAGCTGGTATATCCAGGATGGCAAGATCAACATCGTTCCGCTGTTCGGCTACATCGACGGAGAAGCGATCGTTCTTACATCGAAAACCGGAATGGTCGGCATGCCGCAGAAGAACCTGAATGGCGGGATCGGCGTGCGCAGCCTACTGAATCCCGGCATTGTGCCGGGCCGGCTGATCCAGCTGGACAACGCGTCCATCCAGGACGCCACGATATCGGTGGACTACACCGCGATCAACTTCATACCGCAGACCGATGCGGACGGCTTCTATCGCGTCCTGGCAGTGAACCACATCGGGGACACACGCGGGCAGGAATGGTACTCGGAGGTCGTCTGCCTAGCGCGTGACGACCAGGGGCCGCCCAATGGCTCGCTCATAGGATTTGTGAATGGATAGCCGCGAACGGTACGACGACCCCGAGGAAGCCCTACGCGCGGCGTTTCGCGGCATGCGGTCAGGGCTGTGGACGTCGATGCCAGGGATCGTGCAGAGCTTTGACGCTGGTACTGGCACGGTCACGGTACAGCCGGCTGTTCAAGGCGTGCAGCAGGCACCTGGAGGCGGTGTCGCCGCCGTGGAATACCCGCTGCTGGTGGACGTCCCGGTCTATTTCCCGCGTGGTGGCGGCTGCACGCTGACATTCCCGATCTCCGCGGGAGACGAATGCGTGGTCGTATTCTCGTCGCGGGCCATCGATGCGTGGTGGCAATCTGGCCAGGTACAGGCGCCGACAGAGGCCCGCATGCACGATCTAGCCGACGGCTTTGCGTTCGTGGGTCCGTTCTCCCAGGCCAAGATGATCGGAAATGTGAGCACCGCGGCGACGCAGCTGCGCAGCAATGACGGATCAACTTTCTTTGAACTGAATCCCGCGACGCAGATGATCCGAATCGTGGCGCCGGGCGGGTTCGACGTGGTGTCGCCGCAGTCCACCTTCTCCGACGCCGTGACCATCAACGGCCTGTTGACCTGGACGGCCGGCATGGTGGGCTCGATTGCCAGCGGCGTGGCGACGACGATTACCGGAACGATCAACTTCATCGGTCAGCTGTTCTCTAACGACAAGCGGATCGACAACACCCACACGCACAACGGCGTCCAGCCAGGCGGCGGGAATTCCGGCGGCGTCAACTAGGGACAGCAATGCGCTATCGAAAACTGACGGCTGACGGGGACTACTCGTTCGGTCAGCAGCAGGCTGACTTTTATCGGAACGTTCCGGAGACGGTCGGCCAAGCTGTGCTCACGCGCCTGGAGCTATTCACCGGGCAGTGGTTCCTGGATGCCGAGGAGGGAACGCCCTGGCGTACCGACGTGCTGGGCAAGTACACGCGCGACAGCTACGACGCGGTCATACAGGCCCGAATTCTGGACACCGAAGGCGTCACACGGATTGACGACTACTCCAGCACGCTGGACCCTGACACGCGGCGCCTGAGCGTCACGGCCACGATAACCACTGCCTACGGGCAAACCACTGTCGCGACGACCCTATGATCACCAGCACCGCAGCGGTCATATCCGCCACCGGCATCACGGCGCCGTCGTTCCAGGACATCCTGGACTTCCTGAAAGCGCAGTACCGGGCCATCTATGGGGACGACACGTACCTGGAGCCGGACAGCCAGGACGGCCAGTTTCTGTCCATCATCGCGATGGCAATTAACGACACGAACAATGCCGCGATCCAGGTGTTCACGTCGTTCAGCCCGTCCAGCGCGCAGGGCGCGGCGCTGTCGAGCAACGTCAAGATAAACGGCATCGCGCGGGCGGCGTCGTCGTTCTCGACCTGTGACGTGGTGATCGTCGGCCAGGCCGGCACGATCATCACGGATGGCGTCATCCAGGACGCCCAGCTCCAGAATCGCTGGAGTCTTCCGGCGACGGTCGTTATCCCGCTGTCCGGGCAGATCACCGTCACGGCGACGTGCGAGACGATCGGCGCCGTCGCGGCAACGGCCGACACTCTGACCAAGATCGCCACGCCGACGCGCGGCTGGCAGACGGTCAACAATCCTGCCGCGGCTACGCCAGGACAGCCGGTGGAGGCCGACGCGCAGCTGCGTCAGCGCCAGACGGTATCCGTGGCGCTGCCTTCGCGCACGGTGCTGGAAGGAACCATCGGCGCGGTGGCGGCGGTGGAAGGTGTGGTGCGGTACCGCGCCTACGAGAATGACACCAGCATCACGGACTCGAACGGCATCCCCTCGCACAGCATCTCGCTTGTCGTCGACGGCGGCGACGCGCTCCAGATCGCGGAGGCCATCGCAGCGAAGAAGACACCAGGGACCGGCACGTATGGCACGACGACAGAGATCGTGACCGACATCTATGGGATCGCTCACCCGATCAGCTTCTTCCGGCCAACGGACGTGTCGATCACGGCTGCGGTCACGATCAAAGCCTTGACGGGCTACACGACGACGGTAGGCGACGCTATCAAGCAAGCCCTGGCCGACTACGTGAACGGTGTGGCTATTGGTGGCGGGGAAAGCGGCTCGGTGGAGTGGGGCGACGCGATCACGGCGACGAACTCCGTGGGCGCGGGCTTGACCTTCAAACTGTCATCGCTGACGCTATCTGGACCAGGCGGTCCCGGCAGCCCCGATGTGCCGCTTGCGTTCAATGCGGCGGCCAGCATGTCGGCGGCCGATGTGACTCTGACGGTGACGTGATATGGCAGACGTCGAAAAGTACCTTGGCCTGATCACCGCCTTCCACCGCGGCAAGCCGAATTTCTCCGCGATGGTCGGCGCGGTGTCTCAATGCTTTGTGGATGCCCAGAACGTCTACGGCCAGATGGTGGCGGCCTATGACCTGGACAATGCCGTGGGCAAGCAGTTGGACGCGGTCGGCGAATGGGTCGGCATCTCGCGCAACGTGCGCACGCCGCTGGAGGGTGTCTATTTCTCGTTCGGAGTTAATGGGCTGGGATTCGGACAAGGTGTCTGGAAAGGCCCGTTCGACCCCGCCACCGGCGTCACGTCCCTGGACGACGACACGTATCGCCTGTTGATCCGCGCGAAGATTGGGGCGAACCACTGGGACGGCACGCTTGAAGGCTCGGCCGCGATCCTGAACTTGATCTTCGGTGGTACCGGCACATACGTCTTCATCCAGGACAACGGCGACATGTCGATCGATATCGGTGTGTCTGGTAAGCGACCAACGGCCATATTCCTGGCCCTGCTCACTGGCGGCTACATCCCCATCAAGCCGGAGGGCGTGCGCGTCAATTACTACGTCGTGCCCAGCGTGCCGGGCCCACTGTTCGGCTTTGGCGTAAATAACCAATACATCGCAGGCTTCGGCACCGGGGTCTGGGGAACGCTTTACTAAAAGGAGCATCCGTGGCAACGAATGATTATCTTCCGTTTGGCATCGGCGCAGGGGCCAACGTGCTCGCGCAGGCCGACTATGCAGCACTGGCCGCCCGCTTGGCGGGCTTCTCGGACGGCATTGCTGAGGCACCCGAGTTGAATAAGGTTTGGCGGCAGTCGTCCTTCATCGCGTCGGTGGTGGCGCAGTTCATCGCGGACATGACCGGACAGGATGTACTAGACGACGGCGATAATGCCGCGCTGCTGACGAAGCTTAAGTCTGCACTCGGGGGCCGGCTCCTCAACGTTCAAACCTTCGCAGCGGGTGGCACCTACACCCCGACGCCAGGAATGCGGTTTTCCATAGTTCAAGCATGCGGCACGGGAGGAGGTGGAGGCGGCACGGTCGCAACCACAGCAAGCCAGTTCGCGTCCGGGTCAGGCGGTGGTAGCGGTTCAAACGCCCTCGTGTTGCTGACTGCTGCGCAGATCGGGGCCAGTCAGCCTGTGACGATTGGAGCGGGTGGGACGTCTGCCGCTGGAGCGGCTGGAGGTAACGGGGGAACCACTTCGCTGGGCGCGCTTCTAACGTTGCCTGGCGGATTGGGGGGCTCCTTGGGGGCTGCCTTTCCAAATACGACCACCGCCGTACTTCCCGGTGGCGCTGGCGGCGCTATACCGGTGACGGCCGGAACTGCGCTATTTCTCTCTCCCGGCGCCTCTGGAATCACTGGGATTGTCGCGCCATCTGGGATGATCTCAGGATCCGGAGCAGATTCTCCGCTCACAGGGGGAGGCGGTGGTTTGCCGTCTGGGGGCGCCCAGGCTGGTGGATTCCCCGGTACCGCCCCCGGGGCGGGTGGCAGTGGGTCCTGCAACATCGGCGCGAGCCCGGCAAAGTCTGGCGGATTGGGCGCCGGTAGTCGGATGGTGATTTGGGAGCACTCGTGATGAGCATTTACGTTCGTGTTGATGGCGGTGTAGTCCAGGAAGTGATCCAACCGCTACTCATCGA